TTAAAACGACAGGCTGGCCGGCTGTATGGTGGAAAAATTCTCCTGTCCGGCAAACAGGAAAGAGAAATCACTCTCGCATACCCGCTTGACCGCTGGGTGCTGGATCATACGTTCCGCGAAGATGACGTAATACTCCTCCATCAGATCCTGGGTCTCACCGAGCAGCATGACGCCCTCCCCCTCCAGTATCTCTTCCCGGTAGATAGTGGGTGCCATGAAGATGCCCTGATTGAAGAAGCCGAAGGCCTTCATCAGCGCGGCATCATCAAATTCCCCCAAAATACTGGGGGAGATACCTTGTTGCTCAAACCACTGGGTCAGCTGACGTCCCATGGCCGTGCGGCGACCCGGGATGAGCAACTTGCGCTCCTCCAGACAAGCGGGAAAAGGCTTTTCCGGCAGCGGTGCCTTGCAAAAGAAGCTGACCCCGCAGCCACCGAGTCGCTTGGAAAGCAGGCCAGCATGCTGGCTGGAGTCCACCGGGCAGTCAGAGAGGATCATGTCGAGCTTGTGCTCGCTCAATTGTTCGAGCAGCAGCTCGTGGGTCGATTCGAAGCAGCGCAGATGGATGGAGCCATCATTGGGTATGACGGAGAGCAGCACACGGCTAGCCAGGCGCTTGGAGAGTGCATCGGCGATACCGACGTCGAACAGTATCTGGCTCTCCTTGCGGTAATTGACGATATCCAGCATCTCGTAGGAGAGGCTGAACATCTTGTCAGCGTAACGAAACACTAACTGCCCCAACTCGGTGGCCTCAAGAGAGCGCCCCTTGCGCTTGAGCAACTTGCCCCCCAGCCGATGCTCCAGCAACTTGATCTGGCCAGTAACCGTCTGGGGCGTCAGGAAAAGAGCCTCCGCCGCCTGAGTGACTGAGCCCTTCTTCTGAGTCATCCAAAAATAATAGAGGTGATTGTAGTTAAGGTGTGACATAGCGGCGCAATCCCGTAATACTCAGCTGTTTGATAGGGTATAGGAGGCAATAAAAGCGAATAATCCTAAACTATGCCGCCATTTTGCCGCCATATTTCCAACGGGTTTAATCGGGCGGCATCTTCCAAATGGTCGGGTGCAAAGTGGGCATAGCGCATCGTGTCACGGATGTTTGCATGGCCCAATATCTTTTGTAGAACCAGAATATTGCCGCCATTCATCATAAAGTGGCTGGCGAACGAATGGCGCAAGACGTGGGTCAGCTGACCATCAGGCAATTCAATACCGGTTGTTTTCAGTGCCCTTCCGAAATCCAGATAGCATGGCTGAAACAGCTGGCCGCTCTTGCTACCCGTCATCAGCTCATCATAAAGCGCTTTACTGATCGGCACCGTCCGGTTTTTGTTGCCCTTGGTGTTGGTATAGGTAATTCGGTACGGGGTGACCTGCGATGTAGTCAGTGATTCAGCCTCACGCCAGCGCGCGCCTGTCGCCAGACAGATTTTGATAATGAGCGCCAGATCAGAGTTAGGGTATCGCTGCGCCGCCAAGAGTAGATCGGCGATCTGCCACTGCTGCAGAAAGGTCATCTCGGGATCGGGGGTTTTTACTGCGGCGGCTGTCTGCAATGGATGCGGGTGAAGCCATTCACCCAAACGGATCAGCTCACCGAATACCGCCTTGATGAATGCTAATTCCTGATTAACCGTTCGAGCAGTGATGGCCTTTTTTGCTCCTACATTCCAACCATTGTCGATTTCACCGGCCATTCGCTTGGCGCGGTAATGCGCCCACATTTTAGGGGTGACATCAATTGCCTTCGGATTTTCCATGCCGTTGCAGATGATCTGCAGCTTGGCCAGCCGGACATGCTGACGCTTAAGGGTCTGGCCATGAAGCTTGAACCAGAGATCGATCATGTCTTGCAAGGTGCGATGCTCTTTAGCCTCTTGCCCTAGCCAGGGCTTGGCCCGATGCTCATCAAGGGTGAAGCGCTCCCAGGCCAATGCTTCCCCTTTTGTGGCGAAGCGCTTTCGTTTGCGAGGACCATCACGGCCTTGGGGGTAGACTTCAGCCAGCCAGAGTTTGGGCTTGCCATCATCGAGTTTGCGAACAGTCATTGATTTATATCAGCTCAAATCTTCAGGAAGGTGTGAGTAGATGGATTAGTTGGCAATTTAGCGTCCAAAATCGTCAGAATTGGAAACTGGTGTATAGAGCTGCCAACGCTGCCACTTCAGTGCGAGCAAACAGTTCAATGTGGGAGATAGTCATGAGTCTGCCTAATCCTGAGTTGAGAATGGTCTCACCTGATCGATGAAGTACAAATGGCAAGAAGAATTACGCCAATTGCCTCATCGAGTCGCCCCCCCCTACAAGGGAAGGGCACGATTGAACATGTGCGCGCCGAGGGCCTCTACTGGTGCAGTTGCCAGAGTAGGCCACTAATGGCGAAATCAATATTCTAACAGCCATCCTAGCAGACCCGCTTCGACCAGTCGGCATGTGAAACCTTTCGCTGTTTCATGCAAACGACAACCGCTTTGACAACTATTTTTATAAAGAAATATATCTCCCTCCAATGTTTGTATAAAACTGTTCCGAGGTTAAACCAAACCCATCTTTTAACAAAATTTTTATGGAGTCAAAATCTACGTAGTCAATATCAAATTTTCTACTTCTCTGATAAGAGCTTTGTACAACAATATTTTTATCTTTATAAAGACATATAGCAAGTTCAGGGTCTGGCGCAGATGAGGATGACTTATCGACCAACTCAATATCTAAAGAGCCATTATTCTCAACGACAAAGGGAACAAACTTCTTTTTATCAAAATCATTCCATGCTAGATCTTCAGCGCCCATACTAAACTTCAACATGAAGTTATCTATATTGTTATTCTTTACAGTCCGGATAGCATTGATTATTTCATCAACAGGAGGAGCGCTGTGATCAACCCCCCAGTTACCAACTACAAAATCTACAAAGGAGAACCTAAAACAATTTCCATAACGTCTTTCGCCACCCATTAAGCACTCTAAGTAAGGTTTGGCATGCTTCACCAAATGCCAATCACTTTTATTTTGAAGGTAAAGTATTCTACTTGAGCTATTTGAAGGGGCAGTTCCAAGCTTATGTTTTATAGAGAATTTTTCTAAAATCGCTTTCGCTTCATCAGTGTTATTGGATTTATCTATGTCGGTATCAAATGCAAGTCTAACGTATTTATCAACATGCATCTTATGATATTTTGTTATGTCAGTTTGTGGATTCCATACTATTGCAACCGATTGTATTGTCGAATTTATAGCCAGTAGAGCTGCGGCAAAACCACCTCCGCTACCACCGACAAAGATCGGCTTCAATTTGTGTTTAGAAATAATACTTTCTACTATCTTAAGTATCCTATCCTGAAGATCTATTTGACTTATATTTCCTGCATACCAACCAAGGTTGAGTGACTTATCAATTGATAGTGTCGGGTCTGAAATCGCTACAATTGGTAAATTACATTTTTTTGCTAATTCTAAACCAGAGAAGAATGGAGCGTCCTTACTTTCTCTATTACTAACAGCTCCAGACATTACGATAATACAAAACTCGCCTTCAACCGGAATGCCCGAGGCGCCAACGAGTCCATTTACATAAACATCAATTTCTTGACTGTCACTCTTATATACATGAATGCCACTCTGCAAATATTCTTCTTTAATGTCATCGTGATTAAAAACATTACAATTCCATTTGTTATAGTTTTTACTTAAATTGCTGTTCACAGCATCTATAACTTCCATATATAAACTCTCTATTGTAATTAAAATATAATATTTTTAGCGCTCTGTGATTAACTATGAGTTGCTTGCTTAGACTGCTCTACCGCATGAACATAGACCACGATAACCACTATCTAATTCGGTGACAGTGAATAACGGATCCATTAGCTAGCTATCCTTCCTAGTGAGGAAGAAAAACGGGAATAGATGCACCTTGTTATCTTTTCCTGAAAGTTCTGTGCTCAACCATCACGCCTATGATCTCGATATGCTGCCGGTCGGAGTGCATAGGCGGGTAATCTTCATTAAGCGGTACCAATTCAAACACCTCTTTCCCGTTCTCATCGATACCGCGAGGCCGGTACTTTTTGAAGGTGGCCTCGTCGCTGCCGTTTTTGGCTACCACGAAATCCCCCGGACGCGGCTGTTCGTCAGGGTCAACGATCACCAAATCGCCTTCATTGAATTGCGGTGACATCGAGTTGCCACGCAACCAGAGACCAAAACCACGGGGGCCGATGTCCACACTGGCCGTCACATACTCCACGTTGCCATCAAAGCCCGTAGCCTGTTCGCATATCTCCCGCCAGTTGCCTGCCTGCACATAGCTGAGGATCGGCACTCGATCACCCTGCGGGATGACCGCTGGCTCTACGTTGCGGTAACCAGGAAACGGAGACTCAACCACGCTAGTGACGCCTTCCTCTTTGCCTGTCAGTAGCCAATCGACAGACACGCCAAGCGCAGCCGCTAAGTCGTTGAGATAGCGGCCCTTTGGCTGGTTCAGACCTGACTCCCACTTGCCTACCGAAACACCGGTTATGCCTATGGCTTTGCCTAACGCAGCTTTGGATAGGCCAAGGGCTGACCTTCTACTGAAAATTCGTTCTGAGATGTGCATTAACCTAGCTTAACTTTCGAGATCAAACCCTAAGGTTCATTATTTCAAACCTTAAGCTTGCTTATGGTAAAACCCTAAGTTACGATTGGCCGAATCAAAACTTAAGGTTGCAATGAGGGTTTATGAAAAAAATAGATGCCATCAACCACTTCGGGTCAGCGGCTGAGCTGGCGAAGAGGCTGAACATTTCAGAAGCAGCAATTTCCCAATGGGGCGAAACCATACCCCAAGGTCGCGCCTACCAGATTGAAGTGCTGACCGTCGGCAAGTTGAAGGCCGACCCCATCACGCCAACCCCTGATAACAACGCACAGTAAGGGCCTCGCCATGACGCCAACCATCCCCGTTTATACCTTTCCGGTTTGCTCCAAAGAGAAGTTCGCCGAGCTGAGCGGTTTTTCTGAGGACTACGTCCAGTCGATGATCGAGGCGGGCCGGTTGCCTTACCTGCCTAAAGACGGCCAGCGGCAAAAGGTGGTCATCAATCTCGAAGCGCTGCGGATGCAGTGCCAGACGGCCGCATTGGTTTCTCGTTGAGTTGCCTTACAGCCAGCTAACCATAGCGAACTTTGGAGGGAAATCAGAGTGTCAAATAAGCCCAGGTTTTCACACAACCACTTTGCCAGTGCATGCGACTGTTTCAAAGAGAGGCATAACGTCAGCCAGTTGGAACGCGCGCTCGGCATGAAAAGCGGCGTGCTGCACAACAAGCTCAACGAGGCATGCGAAAGCCACAAGCTGACGGCCATCGATCTCATCGCGCTGTATCACGCCACCGAAGGGGACGAAACCCTGATCGACGGCATGCTGATGGAATGTGGCCTGACCGCCATGGCCATTCCAAAAGCTGAACGCGCGCCATCACTGCCCCATCAAGCGATCGACCTCAATGCCAAGGTCGCCAGCATCGGCCAGCGAGCGCTGGAGCTGACCAGCCGGGGCCGGATCACCCGCTCGGAACGCAACACCCTGGTGAGCGTGGCCACGTCAGCGATGGGGTCTATCGCCATCTTAATCCATGACATCGAGGCCCGTTTTCAGGCCGTGCCGACCGTCGCCTGCGCATCAGACATCCTGATGCAAACCATGACCATGTAAGGGGGAAGCCATGCAAAAACACATCGACTCAGAGCAACGCAATTTGGCTGGCCTGACGCCAGTCGAACAGGCCGCGATGAACACCGCAGGATTAATGCTGGTGCGCGAACTGTTCGGCAAGACCCGCAGCAGCCTGGATACCGACTGGCTGGACATCAGCTCCGCCAAAAAAGCCGCGATTTGCACCATCGCCCGCCAATCGCGTGGCCAGATGATGACCGCAACCCTGTCTGCCCTGCCCCATGCACAACGTGAGGCGATCCGGTTGGCCGTGCTGGAACTGGATTATCAAGGTGAATTTCGCTGCGGCTGTGACAGCAAGGTATGGCACCCGGCTCCGGTGACCCGCGCTATCGGCGATATCGAGAGAGAGAAGAAGGAACGAGCCGCCAAGCTGCGCATGAAACGCGCCGTGTTGGCTGCCAGCGAGATGGTCAAGCAAGGCCCTCGCGCCATTGGGCAATAAAAAAGCCCGCTTAACGGAGCAGCAACTCCAGCGGGCCTTTCATTCGTCAACTAGGAAAATCGACATGCCAACTTTAGCGATCCCCTGCGCTCTGCGCAACCTTCGTATTCAACAACGCAAGCTGGCGGGCCGTTGTGGCTCCCGTCTTACCCAGCACCCTGACGGAATTGCGCTCGCTGAGCGGTCCACTGCACTGGCGTGGGCCTCCCTGTTCAGTTGCATCCATCCCTGCACAGCTCAACAAGGAGCCTGACCATGTCCGAACAAATGACCGCTATCAACCTGCTTAACCACCATGCCGCCAAGCGCCTGCGTCAGTTGCGGGAGCAGTTGGGCATGAGCCGCCCCAAGTTCGCCGACCTGCTGGGCATTCCGCCCACCACACTCAAGAACTATGAGTTGGGATACAGGGAGGTCGGAGGCGGCCTGTTCCTACTCATTGCGAACCATGCAGACCTGAAACAGCACCTCCACTGGTTGCTGACCGGTGCCCATACCAACCCACAGCAGGAGGCATAACCATGGCCGCCATTATCACTCGCCACACCGAACCCACCATCAAGGCCGCCAGTGCCTATCTGGTTAGCCGCGGTTACATCAACTGCGGCACCACCTGGTTGAAAGGCCAACGCGGATACGCCCGCATGGAGCGCCTTATCTCAGGCTCAATCCGCATTGTTGAGGGGGTGGCATGAGCATCGATGCCATTCATATCGCCAAGCGGGCAGAGCGGGCCGTGCTGCCGCTGCTGACCGAGCTGCTGGCCAGCAACGAGCAGGTCAACCGCATTGCCCTGGGGGAGCTCTACTCGGGAGATCAATACATCCAGGTGCAGCTGGTCGTGACCAGCAAGCAGGAAGACCTGATGGATGACGACTCAGTGATGGGGGACGAGGAATGAGCGACCTGTTTGAACTTGAGCCGCCTATCGATGAATTGGCTCAAACCGAGTCTGGCCCAGCTCACCTGCGGGCACCTGAACCTGTTAGCCAGCTGGCTAAGCACTTTGCTTTTTCTGTGGATGCGGTAAAGCGCGCCGGCGAATTCAGCCAGGAGGAAACGCTGTTGATGGGAGGGATCCGTACTCTGTATTGGCTGGCACTGGGTCAAGGCGACACCGCGCTGGCCAGAGATATTGGCGATTGGTGGTTTGAGAACGCGCAAAAGTACGGGTTGAGGGAGGTAATCGCATGAACGCAATTATCCAAGATGACGACGGCGTAAATGCTGTGTTCAAGGCTGATATTGCGGCGAAGAACTTCATTATCACTGTGCATAGAGAAGCACTTCGTCAGATTCAGCGTCAACTGCTCATGTTGCGCAGAGCGAATCTGCCTAATACCAACGTGTATGCCATTAGGTCCCTGCTCGCTGCCTGCCGCCGTGAAAGGTTAACTATCGCTACTTGTTTGGACATGATCGCGTTTCAAGAAGACCTGCTGGATGAGAAAGCTGGTCGAGATGCTGCCATCGAAAATGGAACTTACCTTGAGTGGTTGGGATGGGAACCCTGCGACCAACTCCATGGACTTGGGGAGACCATCAAATGAGCCTCCGCCTGATATCAGAAATGGAAAGGAATTTGGGTTGGTGGTGGGAAGACCTGCGCGGCGCTAGTGCGCGCCTGCGCGGGTATCAGCGCCAGCTCATCGAGTGCCGCCAGATCTCGCCACGACCCAGGGCCACCATAGCGCTGACCCTTCGCCAGTGCGCAGCCGCCCGCCGGATATGTGCTCACACCACCATAGTGATCAAGGCTCGCAGAACCGACCTGACCACACTAAACCAGTTTTTGAGCCGCGATCACCAATGACCAACAAACAAAAAACAGGGCCAGCCGCCAAGGCTGGCCACTTTGGTTTTGCCATCACCCGCCTGCCGTCGGCTGCTCACGGACAGCTCCCGCTGTCAAAGAAGGCCTTGCGGTCGCGCATTGAATCGCTCTCCAACTCCATGCCAGGTATCAACCTGGCCGATTCGTTTATCGGTTCGGTCGGTGAATATGATCTGGTGTGGGCGGTGCAACTGCTCGATGGTTTTTCCATGCCGCTGACCCTGACCCTGTTCAAGCAGTACATGCGCCGCCGCAAGGGTGGCACCGCCAAGAAAGCCCGCACTGCCAACATCTGGCTGAGTGAGCGGGTCAGGTGGATTCGTGCCCTTGTACAGGCGATCCCGGTCGATGCCCAACACATGCGCGATGACGAAGGCCGCAAGCGGGTGGCTCACCAGTTCGCCAATATGACAGCCGCCATCTGGAAAAACATCGAGCAGAACAGCGCCGCCGGTGAACTGGATCTGATGGCGACATGGGAAGCCATCAAGCAACCCGCCGACCAGTGGGAATTCATCGGCAAGATACCGAAATTCAAAACCAAAGAGGCGCGGGATAGCTGGATCCTCAGCGTGATGGTGCGCTTGCTCAGTGCCAAGTGGTGGGAGAGGCGCGTCAACCGCTGCTGGGATCGGCTGCAAGAGCACATCGCCATCCTGCTGGGCAATGTACGAAAAGGCGTCTCTGCCTACGTCTCGAACGCCACCATGAAGGTGGTGCGCGAGCGCAAGCGGGCAATGATGCGCTGGCTGGCCGAGTCGGAGGTGATGAACGCCGAGCACGACCTGGTGATCTCGATGAAGGACTGCTGGGAAGCGAGCATCTCCAACCCGATCAACCGCCGCAACGAGATGATGACCCGCATGCGCGGCTTTGAGGATTACGCCGAAGACCAAGGCCACGTCGGGGTGTTCTTCACCTGGACCGCACCGAGCAAATTTCACGCCTGGAAGACCGGCCGCAACGGCAAGACCATTGATAACGAAAAGTATGAAGGTGCGACCCCGCGCGAAACCTGCGCCTATCTGGCCAAGCTGTGGAGCCTGACCCGCGCCGCACTCAAGCGCCACGGCACCCCGGTGTATGGCTTTCGGGTGTGCGAGCCGCACCACGACGCCACCCCGCACTGGCACATGCTGCTGTTTATGCGCCCGAGCGATCGCAACAAGGTGATCAGCACCCTGCAGCGCTATGCCCTGACCGACGACAAAACCGAACTGGTGCGCAACCCCATCGCCGCCCCCTCATTCACCGATATCACGCCCCGTTTCGACTGGAAGCTGATCGACCCCACCAAGGGCGATGCCACCGGTTATCTGGCCAAGTACATCGCCAAGAACATCGATGGCGCCTATGTCGGTGACGACGAAGAAGCGAACACCCCTGCCGATCAAGGCGCGCTGCATGCCTGCGCGTGGGCAAGTTGGTGGGGCATTCGATCCTTTCAGCAACTCGGCGGTGCACCGGTCGGGGTGTGGCGCGAGCTGCGCCGCATCAGCAACGCCAAGAAGCATGGCGATCTGGTGGGGCCACCCAAGCCGGTACTACAAGACCCGCGCTTTGAGGCCGCCCGCTATGCCGCCGATAACGCCATCTTTCGTTGCTACCTGGAAGCCATGGGCGGGGCGCTGGCCACCCGTGCCGAGCACCCCATCAAGCTGGCCCACCTCATCGAGGAGCAGGCCAACTGCTACGGCGAAGACATCAAGCGGCTGATGGGGCTGCACTCCGCGAACATTGGCATCAAGACCCGCCTGCAAGGGTGGGAAGTAGTACCCACCGGCACCCATGCGGCCACCAGGGCCACTAGGGCAGCAGAGGCCGCAGAGGTTGCTAAAGCCGCAGAGGTTGCCGGTGTGGGTTTGGGTGTTGGTGTTCAGTCGGGCGAATGCCCGGCACCTTGGAGCTCTGACAATAACTGTACGCAGCCGGATCCTGAGGCGTTCGCGGATCAGTTGATGGCAGAGCAATGGGGTTTATCACCCTTCTCTATCGGGCGTTTGCGCTCAGGCGCCAGCGTTCGCGCAGACGGTTTCACCCTCTGGCTTGAGAACGGTCAGGTGCAATCGAGCCGAGCGGTACCAAGCGAGCCGGACTGGGCGCCAGATGGCCAGCGCCCAACCGAACAGGCCGAAGCAGATGAATGCGCGATCCCAGCCGATGACCAGGACTGGCCGATGCTGGTTGGGCTCTGTGGCGAGGTGTACCAGGTGCAGGGCCACGCTGGAACCCGCGACTGGATCGAGATGCTGCCGCAGCCCTATCAGTCAGAGATGTGGCGGGTACTGGAGGGGCTGGATGTGCCGGCGTGGATGCAAGAAGAGAACGACTACAGCGAGGAGTGGGCATGAACATGAACAGCAAGCAGACCGTCAGCCGAGAAGAGTACCGCCGTCTGGATAATACGGTGACCTGCATTCTCCAGCAGCGCTGGCCAGCCAAGGAAATCAGCCAGTGGGTGGGGATGCTCAAGGGCAAACAGCAGTCCGTGGCCTGCGCCATTCTGCACCGCCGGCACCCTCGTCCAACATCGCTGGCCCTGCCGGCCATCGCCGCCGAGGTACCGAACCCATTTCAGACCAGAGCCAACCGCCCCACCGTGCCGGTGCTGACCGCAGATGGCCGATCTGTTGGCCGCCGCCATATCGTGGACGGGCTTACTCCCGTGGCCATCGACCAGAGCGGCACGATCAGGTGTGCCGTCACCGGCCGCACCCTCTTTATCGCACCGGGCAGCCCCATCGACCGAGCCAATCCGGGCGCCGCCGAACAGCTCAATCCAACATACCGGCCAGCACTGCATCAGGTAGTGGCGGACCACCGTCAACATGTGGAGGCCGCCGCCAAACATTAAGTACATACCACTCAGGGCCTGCTGGTATAAGTACCAGAAGACCTTCTCCTTCTTTCTCGTTCCGCCACCCTAGCTACACTATGTGATCGGGGTCCCCTAGATCACAATTTGACCTATGCATGAAGGCGAGCCTTGATGGAGCTTTCCATAGCAGTTCCTTGAGTGTATTGTTGCTCTGCGACAAAAAGGGGGCCAAAAGAGAATCTTATTGTAAATGGATTCAGCACCAGTGGCTGGCTGATTAAATCATGATTTAAAATGAATTTTCTCGGGACGGTTATCAGGGCGATTCGGCGTTATATGGTAACGCTCTATTAACGGATTAGTACCCCCTCAATCTAGTCACTATTATGTTTGTAGGAGAGCTTTGTGGCAGTTGTTCTGTTATTAGGTGCAGGTGCCAGTTATGGCAGCATTGGAGTTCAACCTTATCCACCTCCTTTGGGTAAGGGCCTATTCCGTGACTTAGTTGCTAGAGGTGGTGTTGCTTCAAGGTTACCAGATAAACTTAAACAAAAGTTTGAGGCTAACTTTGAGGAGGGAATGGAGGCATATTATGAGTACACGAATGGCAGCATTATGTCGTTTCAACGAGAGCTTGCTGAATATTTGGCTAGTTTTCGACCGACCGCTAAAAATGTGTATATAACCCTTCTTAGAGAACTAGCCAGTCAAAGGGTTATATATAGTAGTTTGAATTATGATCTTCTTTTTGAGTTATCTGCTGCTAGCATTGGCTTGTTCACAAACTATAGCTCGGAGTATAAGCGCGGTGGAGTTCGTTTATTGAAATTCCATGGTTCTAGCAATTTTTGGCCGGATCTACCAACGGGAATGATACGAAATGTGCACATATCTGGAAGCGGCAGGGCTGATATTCAAGCACAAATAAAACCATTAAATCAAATTGATACGCTCAATAAATGCAGACTTGAGGATAGTATTGCTCCTGCCATTGCGATGTTTGCTGTTGGAAAAACAGTTAAAGTAAGCCCTGATTACGTCGAGCACCAATATGATTTGTGGAAAACTCAAGTAATAAAATCATCAAAAATTTTCATTGTAGGTGTTCGAGTTCACGAAATAGATGAACATATTTGGTCTTTACTTGGCCAAGTAAAAGGAAAAATTACTTACTTTGGTTTTGAAGGGGACAAGGGTGAATTTGAACAATGGAAAGAAAACCATAAAAAGAAAAATGCTTATTTCCTAAAAAGCGATTTTGAAAATGCTGTTTCTTTGATTAGGCGCATGATTCACAGATAAACACAATAAAGCATTTAAACAGAACTAAAATAGTTGGTTAGGTTCCGCTTCGCTCCATATTATAATCAACTATTTTAGTCCGCTTAATGCTGCGTTAGGTCTCTACGAAATCACACGTGCAATGTATGACGGTATCGAGTGTATTGGAAAAACAACTGGGGCGCTATTGCGCCCCCAGTCCTTTCAGTACCATCTGCCGCCCCTCCGGCGTCAGCGACCCCATCAAGCTCAGCACCAGCTGGTTTGTCGTCTTAGCTGACGGGCTCAGGGTATGAGCAAACGACAGACAAGCCACCCAGGAATGGCCACATTCGGCGTCAGTACACTGGCAATAGAGATCAGAGACATCATCGCTCAGTCGATTGGTCTTGGTTATGCGGCCACGCTGGCCACACACTTTGCAATAAACCCGCATCACGCCCCCCATTCTCATATAAATCAACGCACTATTTTGCCACATCAGACACTGTTTGTTTATACAGCAGTGCCGACAGTTTCCCGAAAATCGACCCAAAGGGAGCGAGGGAGTCCAGCCCCATTGATGGAATCTCGCAGCAGCTCACACAGCGGCAGCACCTCATTGCGGGCGTAAGTGGCATCGTACTTCTCGGGATCCCCCAGGCCTCCGCCGCCATTGGTCGGGATGATGCCGGCCAACGCAGCCGGAAAGCGGTGGCTGGTCAGTACATCCTGGGCGGTAATCCCCTTGATGGCTGCGAACTCGTCCTTGGTCGCAATGTCCCCCACCGGGATCAGCTTGATTCCATCGGGCTTGCCTTCCGGGATATTGACGAACATGGAGCGGAAGTTACCCACCCCCTTACTGTTGGCGATCATCTCCTTCATCTCTTTTTCAGTGTCATCGTCCATGTTCGGGTCGGTGGCGTAGAAGATGAACCCCATGTGGGCGCCATTGAGGAAGTATTTGCGGCGGAACAGGGTGGCGTCCTGATTGAGCAAGGCCGACTGCAGGCCCCCCAGGTAATCCGGCATGCCATAGACCTGCTGCTCCGGGTCGTACTGGGCAAGCCAGATCACATCCTCCGGCCGGTAAATCAGGTTCGGCTTGCCCAACTGCAGGTAAACAAAGCAGCCATCCTCGCGCCGGCGCAGATAGACGCTCGAGAGAGGGTGCAGCCCTACCACTTGGCCGAAGGCGTTGCGCAGCTTGAGCAGGCCCGCATCCCCGAACTGCAGGTAGTTGTGAGCAAAGGCGGTGACTGTGCTGCGCTGATTGGTAAAGCGGCCCGCCACCATATTGCGCCGCGCCATCAGAATGGCCCCGTGGTGAGCGTTGGCCCGCGCCACTTTTGCCAGCCCCTTGCGGTCGATGGGCGGCTGGTAATACTCGCCATAGGGGTTGTAGAACACCCCGGTGTAATCGGTCATCCATGCCGTGGGGTCGATGGCCTCCGGCATGCTGAACGCTACCGTTCCGGGCTTGGTTGGAGTGGCCACCTCGGCCGGTTGCTGTTGTTTGGTCATGCGAGAGAACTCTCCTGGGAGTCTTTGAATTGGCACATGAAGAGGAAATTGAACGCCTCCTGCGAGTACTCGTCTTTGAGCTCATCAATGTCCATGAGGTTGCAACCGAGTCGAACGGCATCCTCAATGGTGATGACATAGCGCCACTGCCGATCGGGACAAAGCTGGCCGCCATCGCGCAACGATGATTCGCCAGGGAAAGTGATCGAATCTCGGCCTGGGTACAGGTTCTTCCAGTGATCCCCGCTCCAGAAGTTACGCGCCATACCGCGGCGCTCAGAGAGCGTTGAACAGTAGGTCTTGCGCCAGCGCTTGTGCATAGCCATAGCGCCGGCCAAGTGCAGCGCTTTTCCGAAATCAGGAATCCAGAAATACTCATCGACGTATACGTGGCCAGCTTTTCCAGCAAAGGTCAGGTCATCAAGAGAAAGAAAATGGATCTCCGCGCCGTTCGACAGGACGATGGGGCTGCCGGTAAGGGTAACGCCGAGGAACCTCTTTGCTATCAAGCAGACATAGGTCCGGTAGACATCGGCCATCTCTGGGGTTTCTGCCAAGAAAATCTGATTGTCGCCAGTCAATACGGCATCTTCAAAAGCCTCTCCGGCGAAGTAATAAGACATGCCGACCTGATGAGCCTTCAAAACGTTGCGGATGGGCGCGAGTGACGGGTCTAGCTTGGCCTCACGGCAGCGCAGCTGGTAGCCAAACAGGGTGCTGATCCATTCGTGAAAGTGTTCCTCGGTCAACTGACTGATATCGTTCTTCATGCTGCCTTCTTAACTTCGCTGGTTGTCCAGGTGGATTTACGTTTGCGGTTGGTATCGAGCGGCTCATTGGCCACGGCGTGGGCGATGGCAAAAAATACGTCCGCGTGTCCGGTCACGTTGTCTCGGGCAGCCCTGAACGTCATCTGGCCGCCGCCGGTGGTGCTGCGCTTGATGGCAAGGAACGCCAGTGGAATATCCCGATCCGAGCTGTCCCACTCGATGCGGTTGGCCTCCACTACGTCGATCATCTTGAGTACCAGCCGCGACTTGCTCTCGATGCTGTAGTTGATGGGGTGGCACACCCCTTTGAATACCGGCTTAAGCAGGTCATAGACCCCTGAGCCAATGCCGGACACATCGACCCCCAGATACGTGACCCGAAACTTCTTGGCGATCCGCTCGATCTCCTGCGCCTGATACTGGAAGTTGAGCCCGCGCCAGTAGTGCTTTTCCAGCACCCGGAACCGCTCGCCGGCGACAGTGGGTGGGGCAACCACCACCAGGGTGGCGTTGTCGCGGGTGCGGCTCGGGTCGTAGCCCATCCATACCTCTCGCCGACCGAATGGGTCAGGCCGCCCAGGCTTGTAGTCCTCCCACCTGGTCGGGTCCACCCCTGCCCGCTCCATATCCTGGAACTTGAACACCGACAGGGCATCATCGATAAACCGGCACATGTAGAGGCGATCGAACACCTCCTCCGGGTACTCGTCCTTGAGCTCCTCGATGTCGATGAGGTTGCAGCCCAGGCGTAGGGCATCCTCGATGGTGATGACGTAGCGCCACTGGCGATCGGGGCAGACCCGACCGCCATCGCGCATCTCATCTTCACCTGGGAAGTCGATGGCCACACGGCTCGGGCGCTGACCCTTCCAGCGATCCCCAGTCCAGAACCGGTACGCTTCGTGAACCTTGCTCGATGGGGTCGAGAAGTAGGTTTTGCGCCAGCGGCTCTGGGTCGCCATGGCGCTGGCCACGTCCGACAGCTTCTCGAAGTTGGGGATCCAGAAGTACTCATCGATATAGACGTTGCCGGAACGGGACTGGGCGCTGTTGGAGTTGGTAGAGCAGAAGTGCAGCTCGGCCCCGTTCGACAGCACAATGGGGTTGCCGGTCAGAGTGATGCCAAGGAAGGTCTGGGCAATCTTGCAGATATAAGAGCGGAACACCTCCGCCTGGGCGCGGGTGGCGGACAGGAATATTTGGTTGCCACCTGTCAGCACCGCATCTTCCAGCGCCTCGCCGGCGAAGTAGTAGGTCATGCCGACCTGACGCGACTTCAAGATGTTGCGGGTACGCGGCAAGGCCGGGTCGTTCTTCGCCTCACGGCAGCGCAGCTGGTAGCCAAACAAGGTACCCAGCCACTCGGCAAAGTCATCAGCTGTCAGGTGGCCGACCTCGTTCTTGGCCTTCTTGCCGCCCTTGCCCTTGCTGCTATCCTGGCCACCCCGGCCACGGCGCGGCCGTTCGGCGGCCTGTTCATCACCACTTTCGCGGCGGGTGGTGAGCGCCTGCTGGCGCTCGGCCCACTTGAGGGCTTTCTCTTTCAGGCTGACATGGTGGCCGACCAGCCTGTCGATCTCGTCCATCTCGGCGCTGGTTTTCTTCTCACGACACAACAAGGAGTGCAGGCGGCGAGCAATGGCATCCTCCACCGCTTCATCGGTAAGCAGATCCCGCCAGCCGAGCTTTTCGGCCCAGTAGTAGACGATGCGGCAGGAGTTCAGCCCCAGTTCGTCCTTGATTTCCTGGGGGGTCCATCGCTTAAGGTAGAGTCCCCGCGCAGCATTGCGGATCTCTTCGGGATACGCCACGGCGCCTCCATCGATATGAATGATGGCGCCATCATAGCCAGCCCACTATCCCCACTTATCCCACTGATGTTCTGAGCAATTCGGATATCCCGCTGGATCCGAATCCTCCAGAACACAACCGGATGAATACCCCTTCCCGACCCGATAGCCTGAGCCCGTATCAATTGGGAGCAGGCATGAACACATCAACCTTGAGAACTGGCTGGGTCTGTATCGCCACCGAAGGGACAACCGTCGATGGTCGTGAGATTACCGCCGCTTGGCTGACTGACATGGCCGAGACCTACGATCCGGAATACTACACCGCACTGATTTGGCCTGATCACGACCGCTGGTCGAACTTCGGCTATGTACAGGAACTGAAGACAGAAGTCGTTGATGGCAAGCTCAAGCTGTTTGCCATCCTGAGCCCGACCCGTGATCTGGTTTATTACAACCAGGTTGGCCAATACCAGTTCTGTTCCATCGAGCCGCAAGAGCAATTTGCCGATCTGGGCCGCACCTACCTGCGCGGCCTCGGCGTCACCGATGAACCAGCCAGCACCGGCACAACCCACCTGAAGTTCAAAGACAAGAGTGGCAAGTCTCGCCTGATTGGCACCAGTGAGCCGCTGGATCTCTCCACCTTCAAACTGCCAAAGAACGAAAAAGCCGACGGTCTGATCACCAAGTTTTTCAGCTTCTTGGCCAGCCATGGTGAACAGGAAACCAAACCAACCCCCAGCCATCAAGAGGATGAGGAAATGACCAAAGAACAGTTCGACCAGTTGCTGGGATCCGTCAACGGCCTTGGCTCCAAGATCGAAGGCTTTAGCGCAAAGCTGGAAGCAAAGCCGGAGGTAACGCCCGATCCGGTTATTGAACCGAAAGAAGAAGACGACAAGTTCAGCAAGCTGAACGAGACCATCACTGGTCTGGCCGCCACCGTCAGCGAGCTGAAAGGCCAGATCGACAAGTTCTCCGTTGAGCTGCCGGATCAGCGCCCGAGCCCATTGGGCGGTGACGACAACAAATATCAAGTTTGCTAAGGAGCGACTGTGAGCCAAACCCTTACCGTTCATGCCGAAAAAAGCCTGAACCAATTCTGCAGCGAACTGGCAAAGGCCTATCAGGTTGAACAGCCTGCACTGGCCAAGATGTTCAGTGTCGTTGGCCCCATGGAAACCACGCTGCGCAAAGCCATCCTGGCATCTGTCGAGTTCCTTGGCCTGATCACCTGTCTGGATGTAGACCAGATCACCGGCCAAGTGGTGCAGGTCGGCGTCGGCCAGCTCTATACCGGTCGTAAAAAAGGCGGCCGCTTCAAGGGCGAAGTGGGCGTTGATGGCAACAAGTACGAGCTGAAAGAGACCGACTCCTGCGCCTCTCTCTCTTGGGCCACCCTCTGCACCTGGGCAAATGCCGGTAGCGAAGGCGAGTTCATCAAGCTGGTTGGCGAGTTCGTCAACACGGCATTCGCCCTCGATATGATGCGAGTCGGCTGGAACGGCGTAGAAGCCGCTGAAACCACCGATCCGACCGAGAACCCACTGGGTGAAGACGTCAACAAGGGTTGGCATCAGATTGCCCGTGAGTGGAAAAACGGCAGCCAGATCATCAAGGCTGCTCCCGGCAAGAAAATCTACTTCGACCCGGACGGCAAGGGCGATTACAAAACCCTGGATGAGATGGCCTCCGACCTCATCAACAGCACCATCGATCCCCTGTTCCGCCAGGACCCGCGCTTGGTTGTGCTGGTCGGTACCGACCTAGTCTCCGCTTCCCAAGCCAAGCTCTACAGCGAAGCCACCAAGCCGAGCGAGCAGATCGCCGCTCAGCAGCTGGAGAAGACCATCGCCGGTCGCAAGTCCTATATCCCGCCCTTCTTCCCGGGCAAGCGGATGGTGGTCACCACCCTGGACAACCTGCACTGCTACACCCAGCGCGGTACCCGCAAGCGCAAGGCCGACGATAACCAGGACAGCAAGAGCTTCGATAACCAGTACTGGCGCATGGAAGGCTACGCCCTGGGCGAACACAAGGCCTATGGCGGCTTTGAAGAGGCCGACATCGTCATCGGTGCCAAGCCAGAAGAAGTCGGCGGTTAATTCATGAGCTCACCCGGTCAACGTCACAAGCAGCGCGTTCAAGCCATGCAAGGGGCCGAGCAGGCCGCCTGCTCTGGCATGGCCACCGGTGCAGTGGCAGACAGCCTGCACCTGCAACTGGTTGCCCTGGAACAGGACATCGTCCGGCTGCGCAAACTGGCGCGCATCGGTGACCGGGTGAACATGAAACGCGATGAGCTGATGCCCAAGTACCGCCCCTATGTGGAGCGCTATCTGGCCGCCGTCAGTGAGTCCGGCCTGCCCTACCAGAACGAGCTGTTTCAGCGCCTCATCATCTGGGCCTTTGACGTTGGCGATTTCGACGCAGGCATTGCCTGGGCGGAGCTCGCCATTGCCCAGGGGCAGCGCACCCCGAACAACATCAAGCGCGACTGGGCCCACTTTGTGGCCGACACCGTGCTGGAGTGGGCCGAGAAGCAAGCGGCCGAAGGGCATGCCGTCGAGCCATGGTTCTACCGGGTGTTCGACAAGGTGCGCAATGACTGGCGCCTCAACGAGCGGTTGACCGCCAAGTGGTTCAAGGCCGCCGGTTGCCTGCTGCTACGTGACCACGACGGCCAGCCCCGCCCGAGCGCAGTGGGTGACAGCGCCACCCTGGAGCAAGCCGATCACTGGCTGGCCCAGGCCGACAAGCTGCACGGCAAGGTGGGCGTCGGCACCTTGCGCCAAAAGATTGCCATGCGCCTGCGGGCGCTCAATCCGGAGCAATAAGACTCTCCGCGCCACCGCACCCCGGCGGGGAGGATAGGCCAGCCGCAAGGCTCGCGCCGAATCCTGTGATCCGTGGCTACAGGGGTGCACCTTTTCTCGCCGCGCCATCGGCGACCCGAGCAACCGGGGCAGTGGTGTTCACATTGGCAAGCATCAACAGGGGTCCAGACATGTTTGCAGGCAAGGACATCGACTACAGCACCGCCACTATCCGCAATGACGGGTTCTGGCCGGATGTGGCCGTCGCCGATTTTGAGCGCCGCCGCGCCACGCCTGCCGATCTGGATACCCAGACCACCGGCGCAGCCCTGCTGGCCGCCGTCTCTGAAATCAACCTGCAGCTGGCGAGCTATCAGGCCACGCTGCTGGGCAAGGGCTACACCACCGCCGCCGAGGTACCCGGGCCCAGCCTGGAAGGCGGCACCAATGCCCTGACCGAGCAGTACCTGGCCGCCGTCTTTGCCCGTGCCAAGTCCGCGCTGCTACCCGAGTTCGCCAGCGTCACCGAGCGGGCGACCGCCAACAACCAGGTAGAGCGATCGCCAGACCAAGGCGCCCAACTGCTGGCAGAGAGTCAGCAGTTGGTACGCAGTATCAAGGGCAAGCGCCGTGCCGGGGTCTCGCTGATATGAGTAACGACATGAACGAGCAACAGGCCCAGGGCTACTTCCTGCAGGCGCTCCACGCCGAGCTGTTGCGGGTGTTGCCGGCCAAGTCTCACAAGACGCTCGATAGCTGGATGGAGAACGGCACCATCCGGCTGGAGCCCAAGAACATGGGCCCCACCGGAGTGGATGTGGCATGGCTCACCTATCAGGCGGTGTTCACCATCGAGCAGCTGCCGTTTCGCGAACTGGATCCGGCCATCGTGCTCGCATCAGTTGCGGCCTGGGTGCAGGAGCATGACGAATTCCGCGAGCGGTTCGATCTGGGCGATCCCGAGTACGCCGTCACCCCGAACGATGAGAAGACGGCTGACCTTGAGATCCAGCTCCCCTTTACCGAGCCGCTGCGCCTGGTTGAACACGAGCGGGGCCCCATCAACTGGGATGGCAAGCGCTGGAACGTGGCCCCCTATGACATCTGGGTGGCCGACCATATCGACCTGAACGTGGGTGATACCGGCCATCACCAGGTCGGTGACCCGTCATGATCAGCATCACGCTGGATACCCGTCGTGGCAAAGACCAGCTCAACCTGCTGGCCCTGCCGCCCAAGAAGTGCAAGCGCCTAGTATGGCGAGCGGCCAATGAGATGAAGAAGCTGGCCGCCCGTAACGTGCGCCAGCAACAAGACCCCAACGGCCAGCCGTGGGCGCCGCGCAAGCGGGGCAAACGCAAGATGTTGCGTGGCCTGCCCAAGCTGTTGCTGATCCGCGAGCCCCGCCAGGACGTGGCAGAGCTGGGCTTCACCAAGGGCACCATGAGCGCCCACGCCGGGGTGATCGCCAATACCCACCAGAAGGGGCACACCTACAAGGTGACGGCAATCAGCCGGCGCCGTATTGCCCCCAGCGATGGCGGCAAGAACAAGCAGGCCAGCAAGGCACAAGCCCGCAAGCTGCGCGAGCTGGGGTTCAAGCGCCCGGGCAAACGCAAGCGGGCATACCGCTCGGCCTCGCTAGGCTGGATAACGGGCAACCTCAACTACGCCCAGGCGGGGTTGCTTATCAAAAAGCTCAAGGATGAACCGGTCAAAGAGAGCTGGGAGATCCAGCTGCCAGCCCGCCGTTCCTGGGCGCCAACACCAAGCAACGCGAACAGGCCTTTGCCCGAGCGCTGCAAAGCATCAACTACGGCTGGGACGTCAACAAGCAAGGCATGAAGGGGAAATAACGCCATGTGGCCTTATGTACAGATCAACAACTTGAACCAGATGCAGGGGCCAGTGACGGAAGTCGAGCGTCACCTGCTGTTCATCGGCAGTGCGCCGACCAACACCAACAAGCTGCTCTCGCTCAATACCCAGTCTGACTTTGACAAGCTGCTGGGCGAGGCTGACAGCGAACTGAAAACCAACCTGCTGGCCGCCCGCGACAACGCCGGCCAGAACTGGACGGCCGCCGCCTTCGTGCTGCCGACCGACATGGATTGGAAGGATGCCGTTCGCACCGCCCAGAAAAACCAGTCATTCGAAGCAGTCGTGGTGCTGGGGCAAGAGTGGGACGCGACCAAAATCAACGCCGCCCACGCCCTCAACCAGGAGCTGATCGCCAAGTGGGGGCGCTGGCAAGCCATGCTGCTGGCGGTACCTGGCATCGTCTCCACCGCCGAGGGCGGTCAGGACTGGAGCGAATACGAGGCAGAACTGGCCGCCCTGCAGGATGGCATCGCGGCTGAATCGGTCTCCCTGATCCCGCAGCTGTGGCCCAACCTCATCGGGGCTTACGCCGGTCGCCTGTGCAACCGGGCAGTGAGCATCGCTGATAGCCCTTGCCGGGTGAAAACCGGTGCCGTGGTCGGCCTTGGCGCTACCCCCAAGGACAAGGACGGCACCGAACTGCCGCTGGCCACCCTGCAGACCCTGGAACAAAGCCGCTACTCGGTGCCGATGTGGTACCCGGACTATGACGGTGTCTATTGGGCCGATGGCCGCACCCTGGACGCCGAGGGCGGCGACTACCAGGTGATCGAAAACCTGCGAGTGGCCTACAAGGTCGCCCGCCGGATGCGCCTGCGCGCCATCGCCCGCATCGGTGACCGCTCGTTCAACTCCACCCCGGGCAGCACCGCCGCCGCCGTCATGTTCTTCGGCAAGGACCTGCGTCAGATGGCCAGCGCCACCACCATCAACGGCCAGCCGTTCCCGGGCGACATCGCCTCCCCCAAGGATGGCGACATCACCATCAAGTGGACCGCCAAGAACCTGGTCTCCATCTATGTGGTGGTGCGCACCGTGGACTGCCCCAAGGGGATCACCGTCAACATCATGCTCGATTTGAGCCTCAACAACGGGGAGGGCTAACCCATGACCCGCCGTATTTCAGGCCAGTCCTTCGACACCACCCTGATGGGCACCATGGTGCACATCGAGAAGGCCAGCCTCTCCATCACCGACAACAGCGCCGTGGCGCAAACCCGTGGCATCCCTGATGGCTATGTCGATGGGGATGTGGCCGCAGAGCTGGAGTTCGAGATAGATGCCAAGAACTTCACCCTGCTGGGCGATGCGGCCAAGCGGGCCGGTAGCTGGCGCGGTATGAAGCCGGACGATGTGCTGTTCTACGCAGACACCGGCGACGAGACCATGAAGGTGGAAGCCTTCGGCGTGAAGCTGCTGCTCTCCGACCTGCTCGATGTCGATCCCAAGGGCGGCAGCAAGGGGGTGCACAAGGTCAAGGGGTTCGTCACCTCCCCCGACTTCGTGCACATCAACGGCGTGCCGTACCTGTCGGATGACGACACCCGTCACCTCAAGGGCTAACGGATGGATCTGATCGACCGCGCCACCCAACACGCCGAGCGGATGCTGGCGGCCCAGTTGGATAACCAGCTTGGCCGCAGCCACTACCAGGGCGAGAGCTTGCACCTTTGCGAAGCGTGCGACGACCCGATCCCGGAGGAGCGCCGCCAGCGAGTACCAGGGGTACGCAAGTGTGTGCCCTGCCAGAGCCGCGCAGAGCGTCGCGGCCAATAAGCATCGAGAACGGGATATGAACCCTATGCCAAACAAAGACCCCACCCTCTGGGCTGCCCTGCTGGCCTGGCTGATGGACAACTGGCCTGCTGTCTATGGGGCACTGCTGGCACTTGCCATCGCCTTCCTGCGCATCACCTATGCCGGTGGGCGGGGTCGCCGCCGGCTGATCGAATCCCTGTTGTGTGGCCTCATCACTTTGGCGGCCGCCACCGGGACCCACTTGCTCGGGATCCCCCAGGAGGCCACCCCGTTACTGGGTGGCATGGTGGGACTGCTTGGGATCGACATCATCCGCGACCGTGCAGCCCTGATGCTGCGCAAGAAGGAGGACAACAATGCCGCGCAGTAACTGCCACCCGCAAGTGGCCGCCTTTCTCGACATGCTCGCCTTTTCCGAGGGCACCAAGGGCCGGGGCGATGACGGGTACGACAAGCTGGTCAATCCGGCGGGATTCTTCACCGACTACCGCACCCACCCCAACGTCAAGGTGCAGGTGAACCCACGCCTGGTCAGCACGGCTGCCGGCCGCTATCAGCACCTGTCGAAACACTGGCCCCACTACCGTGACCAGCTCGGCCTGCCGGACTTTGGCCCTGAGTCACAAGATGCCTGGGCAATCCAGTTGATCCGCGAGCGCAAAGCGCTGGCCGATGTGATCGATGGTCGTATCCCCCAGGCGATCGCCAAGTGCGCCAACATCTGGGCCAGCCTGCCCGGCGCCGGCTACGGCCAGCGCGAACACGAGCTGGCTGACCTGCTGGCCAAGTTCACCGAGTTCGGCGGGGTGCTGGCATGAGCACGCTCATCCGGTTCCTGCCGACCATCATCGGCTTTGTGCTTGGCACCATTCTGTTTACCCAAGGTGAACGGCTCACGCAGCGCACCAAGGAGCTGGCCAACGCCAACGACACCATCAACATCCTGCAAGCGACCGCCTTCCAGGAACTGCTGATGCAGGCAAAGGGTCTGCGCTTACTGCTCAACGACCAGAACGCGGCATTGACCGAGCTCGACAACCAGAACAGGAAAACCGCCGATGAACTGCAACACGCCTTGGCCACGCCACCGGCAGGCCGCCCGGATTGCGCTCGTGAGCCTCTGCCTGTTGGCGCTCTGCGCCTGCTCCAGCCAGCCCGCCACAGTGGTGCACACCCAGGTAGTGAAGCGGCTACCACCGCCGGGGCTGGTGCCTCACTGCCCAGAACCTGAATTCGCGGGGAGCACCTACGGCGACGCCGTGCGGTTTATCCCCACCCTGCAGACGGCCATGCGCCGCTGCCAAACCCAGATCAACACCCTGAACCATTGGATTGAACAAGAGGAAACCACCCCATGACCACACCGATCATCACACTGGACGTCGCCGGCAAAGAGATGAAATTCGCCCCCACCATGGTGGCCTACAACGGCTTTATCAACGACATGATGCCCAACGACAAGGTGGCACCGGCTCACAACTACCTGAAAAAGATCGTCTGCCAGGAAAGCAAAGAGGCGCTCGATGAGCTGCTCAAGCGCCCCAGCGCCGCCCTGCAGCTGGCGGGCGCCATCAACAAGGAGTTCGCGCCCGAGCTGGAGATCACCGTAAAAAACTGACGGCGCGCGCCGAGGCCATCGAACGCAACCAACTGGAGCAAGTACTGGCACTGAGGCGCCGCTACTTGCCCCATGAGGATGACGACCTCGACAGCCTGGCTCGCGCCATCTGGTTAGAAAAACACAACCAAGAGTCCAACGCCGCCGCCGTGGCCGAGGGCATTGCCAAAGCACTGAACGGATAACGACTGATGGCCTGGATGGAAAAATTGATGATGCAAGTGGCCTTGGTGGATCAGGTCACCAAGCCCCTGCAGGGCATCAACAGCCAGATCGACAAGGTCAGCAAGGCCGGTCGTCAGGGCTGGAGCAACATGGCCATGGGTGCAACCACCTTGGCCGCCGGCGGCATGGCCATCCAGTCAGCCCTTGGCCCTGCCATCGAGATGGACAGGGCGCTCGGAGAAGTCGCCTCCCTCGATGTGAAAAAGGATGTGCTCGGTGCACTGGGACGCGAGGCGCTCGCGCTCTCGGTCAAGTATGGCGAGTCAGCCACAGAGATTGTCCGCTCCTCCTACGATATCCAGTCTGCGATCGCCGGGCTGGAGGGGAACGAGCTGCCCGCCTTTACCCGCGCCTCGACCACCTTGGCCAAGGCCACCAAGGCCGACACCGCCACCATCACCAACTACATGGGCACCATGTACGGCATCTTCGAGCAGCAGGCCAAGATGATGGGCAAGGCCAACTGGGTGGAAGATTTGGCAGGCAAAACCGCCACTGCCGTGCAGATGTTCAAGACCACCGGCCAGGGCATGGCTGATGCTTTCGGGGCGATTGGTGCCAACGCCACTGCCGCCGGCATCTCGATGGATGAGCAGTTCGCTGTACTCGGCCAACTGCAAGCCACCATGAGCGGGGGCGAGGCCGGTACCAAGTTCAAGTCGTTCCTGGCTGGTGTCGGTGGCGCTCAGAAGGCGCTCGGCATGCAGTTCACCGACTCGGCAGGCAACATGCTGCCGGTGCTGACCGTGCTCGACAAACTCAAGTTGCGCTATGGCGAGACCCTGAGCGTGGCCGAGGGGGACGAGCTCAAGAAGGCGTTCGGCTCGGATGAAGCTGTGGCCATGATCAAGCTGCTGATGACCAACACCAAGGCCCTCTCCACCAACATCAACGCGCTGGCCAACACCCACGGCATGGGCAAGGCCGAACAGATGGCTGCCTCCATGACAGACCAGTGGCAGCGAGTGGAACAAGGCTGGTTCGCCATCCGTGCCGCCGCATTTGGCGTGGTGCTGCCCGCCATCAATGCCGTGGTCGGCGCCTTTGCTGATGGCGCCAATGATGTGCTGCGCTGGACTCACCTCTTCCCGAACCTGACCAAGGTGGTGAGCTACGCCATGCTCGCCATCGTGGGCCTGAGTATGGTCACTGGCGCCTGGATGCTGATAGCCGGGATCGCCAAGTTGGCCACCCTGGGGCTCGGCATCGCCTGGACCGTCATCATGGCCCCGCTCAACCTGCTCAAGGCGGGGATGGCATCGTTCCGGGCCATCATGCTGGCCGTCAATATTGCCATGTATGCCAACCCTATCGGCCTGATCATCGCCGGGATAGTGCTGCTGATCGGCGCTGTTGCGGCTGTCATCTACTACTGGGATGACCTGAAAAAAACCTTCTCCGATTGGGGCGTGTTCCAGTTGCTCGGCAAGTCTATCGACTGGCTGATAGACAAGCTCAACATGATCCCGGGCGTCAATATCGAGGGAGGCTCCATGCCTGACCTCAACCTGCCGAACCCCGAGAACATCAATGCCCCGCTCGCCCGTTATCGCCAGGGAGGCCAAAGCAGCATCCCATCCGGTGGCATTGGCCAACAGCTGATCCAGGCCAATGCGGCCGCGACGACAGCCAACCAGAAGCCGACCAAGGCCATTCACATCGGCGAAGTGCACATGACCAGCCAGAACCCGATGACGCCGGAGCAGATGGCCGAGAACGCTTGGTTGGAGACGCCGTGATGAGCGATCCCAAATACATCGACATCCTGGTCATAGACGGTGCATGGCAGCTCGATGCCGGCGGCCAGCCGCGCATGACGCAAGACCGCCACAGCATCGGCCAGGACATCAAGCACCGCATCATGGAGTCCGGGCTGGCCCGCAAGCTCATCGGCGAGCGCAGCCCTACCCTGCGCGCCGACGTGATGACCGAGATAGAGCTGCTGGTCGAGAACGACGAGCGCCTGATCCCGGGCACCATCGTTATCAGCGAAGAGGCACCAGACCGGATCCTGGTCACCGCCCGCACCTATGAATTTGGCGATCTGGAGGTAACCCTGTGAACCTGCGCCCAACCGTGGATTTTGTGGCCCTGCTGGCGAAAAGCGGGGTACCGACAACCGAGCAGGCCATGGAGGTCGAGCTCAAGAAGGAGGTGGAGGCCGCCGGCTCCCTCATCACCAACGACAGCGATGTGAGCCCGTTCTGGCGTCTGGTGCGCGGCGTGGTCATCACCCCGGCGCTGTGGCTGATCCGCACCCTGCTGGCGGGCCATGTGCTGCCAGCCAGCTTTGCCGCAACCGCCAATGATGCCTATCTCGACCTCAAGGCGTGGGATGTGGATCTCACCCGCAAGGCCGCCCAGAAGACTCGGGGCCTGGTCAGCTTCATCAAGGTCAACCCGAGCGAGGCCGTCACCATCCCGGCAGATGTCTGGATCACCACCGAGCGCATCAACGGCACCATCTACCGCCTGAAACCGCTCCAAGAGATGGTGAGCCCCGCCGGTGAAGCCGTGGCCAAAGTAGTCTGTGAGGCTGAGTTCGCCGGCGGCGCCTGGAATCTGGCCCCCGGCTATTACAACCTGCTGAGCAAACCGGTGACCGGCATCCTGTCAGCTCGCAACGCTGACCGGGATTGGATCACCACCCAGGGTGCCGATGCCGAGAGCAATGACGCCCTTGGCCTGCGCATTCAGAACCAGTTCTCGGCGGTGGGGCGCTATCACATCGACGCCATCTATCGCTCCATGCTCGCCAGCGTGGCGGGGATCCGCGCCGACCATATCTTCTTCGAGCACGACGCACCGCGGGGCCCGGGTACCGCCAATGCCTTCATCCTGCTGGAAGTGGGTACCACCCCCGCCAGCTTGATCGAAAAGCTCAATGACTACGTGAACAACCAGGGCAACCACGGCCACGGCGATGACCTGCAGGTGATGGCCATGCCGGAAACCGAGCACTCGCTGCACCTGGAGCTGTGGCCGGCCGAGAACATGACAGCCGAACAGCGGCTGACACTCAAACGTGAAGTAGAGCTGATGGTGAAAGCGGCCTTTCGCCAGTCAGCGGACTATCCCTCCGTGACCCGGGCATGGCCGCAGTCTCGCTTTTCACTGAGCCAGCTTGGCCGCGAGCTTCATCAGGCATTCGCCGAGATAAAGAGCCTGCACTTCACCGAGCTGGATATCGTCTCTGGCCTCGCCATCCCGCGCCTGAGTGCGCTGGAGGTGTTCCTCCATGACTAAGACCACCGAACTCAACCACCAGGACAAGGCCCCGCAACTGCCAGACAGCACGGCCCCCTGGTGGGAAGACGGCAAGACCATCGCCGAGGGAGTGCAAGAGCCAGCATTCCTGGCCAAAGGCATCATGGCCTTCTGGCGCCGCCTGTGCGGCTGGCTGCTGCAACCGCTGACCCAGCAAGACCCGATGACCTGCTCGGAGGCCATGCTGGCGCTGATCGCTTGGGAGCGGGACATCACCCGCTTCAAGGGGGAGCCGCTTGACCTGTTCCGCAAGCGGGTGAAGTACGCCTTCATCAATGCCCAGGACTCGGGCGAAGTGGCCGGTTTCAAGCGCATCTTTGAGCGCCTTGGTATCGGCTGGTGTGAACTTCATGAACGCCAAGACGCGACCCCTTGGGACGTCATCACCATCGAGGTGGCCGACAGCGCCTTGGCCGCCAATCAGCAACTGATGGAGACCCTGATCCAGCACTACGGCCGCACCTGCCGCCGTTACCGCTTCCAGGTGCTCTACCCAGCCGTGGGCTACCTGCATGCTGGCCGCATTGACATGGGTCACCAGGTATTTGCCGCAACCCTCAATAAACCCGCCTGCAAGGGATACTTGCGCGCCGGTCAAATCCATTTCATTCAACACGTTTACGGGGCAAGCCTGCCCAGCAAGGAGTCCTGATGAGCCAGGTCATTACCAACGCATTCGAACAATATTGGCAGTCCAGCCTGGCCGCAGAACAACCGGTCGTACTGGATGAATTCATCCTGGCTGATATCCCGAATCTGGATATCACCTCCCCCATTGACCCGGACACCGGCCTGCCGCCGGAAAGTCAGATCGTGCATCGCCAGAACGTGGACCAGCGCGGCCGCATCAACAACAACGCGGTGGCCTACACCATTGTGATGGATACCACGGTCGGCGACTTCTCGTTCAATGCCATGTACCTGCGCAACAAGCAGAACGGCGTGATCGGGATGATTGTCTACAAGGGGCGCGAGACCAAGCTCAAGACCGACCAGACCACCGGCCAGACCGGTAACTCCCTGGTCAAGTCCATGCTGATGGGTTACGACCAGGCAGCCGAGGCGACCCTCACCAACGTGGATGCCGGCACTTGGCAGATTGACTATGCCGCCCGCCTGCGCGGGCAGGATGAAGATCTGCGCCAGCTGGCCAGCCAGCTCTATGGCCATCACACCTTCATCGGCGATGGTTTCAAGGTCGTGCAACAGGATGGCGGCCATCAGGTTACCCAAGGCGTGGCCATCGTCGGTGGCCTGCGCATCGAGCTGAAACAGCCACAGGTCATTTACCCGGGTTCCAAGCCGATAGGCGTCTGGGTAGATGTGCACCGGTCAGGTTCGCTGCTCTCTGAGCATCAGAACCACTTCACCATCATCACCAGCGTGGCGGATCTGACCGACCATGTGGACGAAAGCGGCTATCCGCACTACGTGGCCAAGCTGGGTACAGTGCAGGCTGACAGCACTGTTATTGATGGCCGTGGGCAGGGTGGTAGCGGCGGTTCAGGCGCCATCCCTGACACCTTCGCCCTCTGGAAACGCTCGATGGCCGAGGCAGGCTATGACCTGATCGGCCAGTTCGGCACCAAGTTGACCATAGAGATAACCAAACAGGTGGTGCTGAGCAAAGATGGCACCAAGGTTTATTCATGGACTGGTCAACTGCCAAAGGCAATTGATGTCAATGAGCTTCCCAATGAAGATAGTCAATGGGTTCTGGTAAGTGGCAATTCATTAAGGGGGCAACTGAGCGGTGCAGCTGGTGCAAGCCAAATTGGAGTAGGTAATACAACTGTTGAAAGGATTTTAAGTAGTGAGTTTTTCATAGACTACTTCGCCCCAGTCCTTGACTATGGCCCCATATTCAACGCAACCATGCAAAACAGCATATATGGTGGAAAGATAAAGCTCAGGAGTGAGCGCTACCCTGTTCTAACAACAATTAATAGACGCGCAGGGTGGGGTATAGAGGGTGTAGGGCCGTATGCGACAGAGCTTTATTGGGATGGGGGTGATAACGCTCTAATTCAATATGACAAAATATTGCTTAAGTCTCGTAACGGTGAAGTCATAGGCAATGAATCAGGCCAATACCATACTTCACTGCAGAAGCTTTCGTTGATAGGTAACGGAAAGGGAATAGGCCTTTGGCGCGGCGAGGGATGGTGGGACCGAGCATCAGAAGTAATAATCGAAGGCTTTGATATAGGTCAAAAAGATGGAATAGGGTATTCGAATCAAAGCGGATGTTTCTGGTGTGTCAACGATCAAGTTTGGTACAGGAATAACCGAGTCAATTTACACGTAACAGACGGATCTAACCTTAACTTATGGACAATGTGTAGATTCTCTGGAGCTACTGATTGGGATATTGAGTTTGTAGAACCATCTAATGCGCAAGTACTTGGCCAGCAAGGTAACAGGTTTTCAGATTGCGAGTGGGCCTCAAACAATGCGATTTATCTTGGAGCAAAGATATTCGACATGAATTTCCATAACCCATATTTTGAACAAGCTGGTTATGCTGTATATGACGGAACTAGCCATGTAAAGGGGTCGATAACCTTTACCGGTACACCGAAGTTTTTTGGAAAGAAGTCCATAAAGAACAAAATCTTTGTCGGACACAATGGTGGTAGCTGCCAAAACTGGGCTTTCTATAATTTAAAAACTAACTTAGGGAAGGGAGTGGGAGCCCCAGACATTAATTATCTAATTGACATGGGCGATGGCGCAAATTACTTCAGTGTCATTGGTCCAACGGTACAAACCGGTGTTGATGGTTGGGAATTAACTCAGGAGTCTAATTACTCAAGACTTAAGATGCAGCTTTTTGATGTCAATGGTAAGTCAGTTCTATTTGCTAAATCCATTTCATCAGAACTTCTTGTTGCAAACAAGAACCACACGGTTGTTGATTATAAAAACCTAAGGGATGTTGGAGTTGACATGTTTGAGGCTGGAGTTAGCCTTGGCGAGTTAAACTCATCATGGCAGACTGTCATGACAATCCCTGACTTTGTAATTCAATATGCATTCGCAGTCCTCCACTGCGAATTGACAATATCAGGGAGGAATCCTAGCTTTAACAGGGTTCATTCAGCTCACATCGGATTCGAGCTTGATAGTGAAAATGGAGCAATATTAAATAATGTAGAGCTTTACAACAGGCAAACTGGAACAGAAAACGTATATGTAGAATACAGATTGTTTGTTGATGGCGAAACAGCGATGGTTCAAATTAGAAATAACTCGGCATCACTGTATAACTCTTATGATCAAGTATATTGCGCTGTAGAGGCCAAGGTTGCTGGTAAATTCCCTGCTATGTGTGCATAGGAGCCTCTGTGACTGTTAAGACTATTTCAACAGGGCCACATAGTTATGTGGCCGTAAATAGACAAGGTAGCGAACCTGAACTGGCAGCATCAAAAGCCATAAAGATACTGGCGGCCAAACTTCAAGATAAAGCAGACAATAATCATCCGACCGAAAAATTATATTCAGTAGTATGGCTGGTAACTGCCGCCAGCGAACAGGAGCTGCCAGCCAAGCTGGCAGAGGTATGTACAGTGCTACCGCTGCCAGAGTGGTGCACCACCCTGCGCCGTCTCACCGCCGAGAACGACCTGATGGAACAGCCGGTGGCGGCCATGGTGCCGCGCTGGAAGGCGGGCGACCCGCTTATCTGGGATCCGCTGCGCCGCCATCTGCTGGCCTCTGCCGCTCGTTCTGCCTTGCAGCAGAGCGAGGGTAACTCGCCATCACCGGACACCACCCGCGCCAAGCTGGCCGCGCTGACCGGCAAACGCACCGCCCGTATCGCAGAACTGGACTCCGAGCTGACCACCAAGCCGAGTTTGGCTGGCAAGATGTGGAGCTGGCACGGGTATGGCGATCCGGCGAGCCTTGCCGCCCAGTTGCTGGAGAGCGATCACCCTGACCACAGCGTCGCCGTAGGCGCCCTGCTGCTCTCCCCCTCCCCCCTCACCTTCTGGCAGGAGTTAACCCAATGAGTAGAACGGCCATGCTCACCCTGGACGGTGAGCCCATTGTAATGAAGTCGATGCGGATCTCCGCATCGATGCAGTTTCAGGACAAAGACAACAGCGGCCAGACCAGCAGCACCAGTAGCTCGGAGCAGGGGGAGAAGGCCAAGGAACTGGATGTGTCTGGGCTGGTACCGTTCAAAGATGAGAAGACCCTGAGCCGCCTGTTTGAGCTGGCTGATGCCAAAGGTGACGGCGGCAAGCGCCATATCTACCGGGTCGGCTCGCTGCTCGCCAAGTCGGTGAAAGTGCGCCAGGCCAAGTTTGCCGGCCGCATCACCGCCAGCGAGCAAGAAGGCCTGCTGGCGTGGCAGGTGCAGTTCACCCTGCGCGAACATAACTCGGTACCGGAGAAGCGCGAGCAGCGCCTCCCCAAGGCTGCTGCCACCGTGGGGCAAGGCACCGCCAAGTGCTACCCCGGCGAAAACAGACAGCAGCGCGGCAGCGTCTGAGCAGGAGCAGCTCAGTTCCTGGGAGAAGGTGATGAAGGGGCTGGATGACAAGCTGGGAGACGTAATGGCGTGAAACTATCGACCAATCTGACCTTAGGGGGTAAACCGGCCCACCTGGTTGACCATGATATCGTGCTCGACCTCTCTGCCGGTGGCCGTGCCTCCCTGACTATCGACGGGACAGCGACCAAGGGGCAGACCCTGACCCTGGATACCGGCTACAACGGTGAACTGCGCCGCTGGTTCACCGGTTATGTCTATGACGTACAACCCGCCGCCAACGGTGCCAGCAAGCTGCTATGTCGTGAGCTGGCCGGGATCCTGGGCAGTAAGTTCCCTGTCAGTATCCAGCATGCCACCCTGCGCAGCCTGCTGGCCTGGCTGACAGACCAGACCCAGCTCACCTTCTTGCTGCCGGACGGGGCAGACTACACCGACACCCCGATCCCCAACTTCACCAGCGCCGGCACCGGCTATCAGCTGCTCGATAATGCGGGCCGCGCCTTCGCGGTACCGGACTTCATCTGGCATCAACAACCAGATGGCGCCATCTTCGTGGGCAGTCATGTCCATAGCCGCTGGGCAGATAAGGCGGTGGAACTGGACTCGGCCTTCTCGGCCCGCCAAGCGGGCAACACCATGACCCTAGCCCCGATCCCGGCCATGCGCCCGGGGGCCATCGTCAATGGCAAGCGGGTGGAGCGGGTACGGCTCAAGGGTGACGAAATGACCCTGACCACGGCCACACCAGGTAAACCGGTGAAGTCGCCAGAGCGGCGCAAGATGGAGGGGGAGTTCCCCGAGCTGGCCGACAAGATGCACCTGCCCAAGTTCGGCAGGGTTGAGGCCATCAGCGACCAGGCCACCGCCGGTCAGCTCAATGACCCGTTTCGTCCTCGCTATGCGGTAGATGTGCGGCTGTTCAATGAGGATGGCGAGCCAGATGAAGGGACACCGCTCTATCGAGCTGTACCGCTGCCGGTCATGTTCGGCGGACCTGAGCAGGGGCTGATGCAGTTCCCCATCGAGGGAACCATGGTCGAGCTGGGGTTTGCCTTTGGTCGGGCAGACCGGCCGTTCATTCGCACCATCCTGGGCACTGGCTGGCCTCTGCCGGATATCGCCCCGGGCGAGCAGCTGCAGCAGCAACGGGCCGAGGTGTTCAGCCGTACCGATACCGTGGGCAACCAGTCACGCCATACTGACCGCCGCCAGCACGACAAGGCCATGCAGATGATCCGCGAGGCGGACGAGTACCTGGGCGAGTTCGGTCAGCACCGGATGAGCGTCTTGGCCAGTAGCGTGGAAGAGGTCGGGGGCATGAAGTGTATCGAGGCGCTCGGGGATATCGAACTGCTGACCGCCGAAGACATGATCCTGGGCAGCGCCGGTAACATGAGCCAGACAGCCTGCGGTAACCTGGATGAAGATATCGCCCTGGTTCGTCGGGCACTTGCCGGCGAGCTGCAGCACTTCGAGTCACCCAAGTCGTGGATGGGTAGCGATGGGGTGAACATCTTCCGTCTGCTCAACCAGCTGATGAACGTGGTGGAGCAACTGGCCGCCACCGCCGCCAGCCATAACCACGGTGGCCCACCGCCAACCAATGCCGAGACATTCATCGGCCAGAGCGAGCAGGCCGGCCAACTGGCAAGCACCCTATCCCCCATCATTGAGTAA